ATGGCATATTTCAAAATTTGCGTACGAGCTAAGAGAAAAGACAATACGTATCCTGTTTATATTCGTGTAACCCATCACGGACAGGTAGGATATATAAAAACAGATAAAGTCTGCAAGGCTAAGTCTGTTCGGAAGGGTGAGGTAATAGATAATTACATCATCAAGGATATTTCTATTCTTATTGACGGGTATATGTCCCGGCTTAATCGTGAAGATATACAATGTTGGGATATCAGAAAGATACTGGACTTCTTGAGGAGGGATTCTAGTGCACCTTCTTTTTCTGAATTTTGTGAGGGGTTTACCTCTAAGATGGATAACGAGGGAAGAGAGTCCACGTCGATAAATTATAAGCTTGCGTTAAGGCGCTTGGAGGAATATATGGGGAAAGACGACATTCTCTTCTCTGATCTTACATCGTCTATATTCAAGGAGTGGATAGATTCGATGAAAGATAGCTTGTACAAGAAACACGGCTATCCGAAGCGGATCAAGACAATGTTTATGGCTGGATGCGAGCGGTATAATAATTATGATACCGGCGAGATGCTTATACGGAATAACCCATTTAGGGGAGTGAGGGTACCTAGACCTACAGTCCCGGAGAAAAGGGCATTGGACATTAGAACCGTTCGAGATTTTTTTGCGGTATCCGCGGAGTATGGATCAAGAGCTGATCGTGCTAGGGATGTGTGCGAGATCGTTTTTTGTCTTGCCGGAATTAACACCGCTGACCTGTATTATATGGAAAAAGAGAACCTTAGAGACGAAAAGATGTGTTACTGCAGACGTAAGACTACTAATAGGAGGGATGACAAGGCGTATATAGAGATAGCCGTACCAGATAGGCTATCTCATTTGCTTGAGAAATATGCTGGAGAAAAAAGGCTGTTTAACTTCTGTGAGACTTATGGATCAAGTAAGAATTTCAATAAATGTATAAACGAGGGAATAAGTGATATAACAAGAAAAAACGACCTTCCTCATATTTCTGTCTATTCGTTTCGGCATAGTTGGGCTACATTCGCTCAAAACGATTTCGATGCAAGTTTGGATTTAGTAGGCTTTTGCCTTAACCATGCTTCTTCCCATAGGGTGACATCTGGGTATGTTAAGACCGATTTTAGCGTTATCGACCGCTTGAATGCCAAGATACTTGATTATGTGTTTGAAGAAAAAAACGAAAAAAAGATGGAAATAATTTGCGGATTAAAAAAATGACTCTATCTTTGCCGTTGAAATAGCGAGTTGGATTTTAGACGAAAGTTTGAGATCCAACTTTTTGTGTTTATATGTGTTTGGTCTCTTCTTTCTGTAAACTTCCATAAAACAAAGACTTACCGGGTGCCTTCAAAAAAACAGGCACTATGACGATTTCTATTTCTAAAACAGCGCTGCTATCAAGATTGCAGCTTTTGGCGAAGATCATACCCGCCAAATCATCCACGCCGATCCTTTGTCATTTCTTGTTTGAGACGAGGGAAGGCCGGTTATTCATCACCGGATCGAATAGCGAGGGCCGGATAACCACCAGCCTTGAGTGCATCTTCGACGAGGAGATATCTATTTGTGTCCCGACTTCCTTATTAGAAGGACTGAGGAACCTACCCGAGCAACCAATTGATATAATCATCAACAAGGATACCCGTGAGATAAGGATCAAGTACCATGGTGGAAAGTTTGAGGTGGTGGGTTATGACCCATCTACCTATCCGGGAAAAAGATCGATTGAGGTCTTGGACTCTGTGTCATTGAGCGCGGAGGATTTATTCAATGGGATATCCAAGGTCATAAATTTGGCCGGGAATGATGATATCCGTCCGGTCCTAAGTTCTGTCTTTATTGAGACGGAACCGGAGACCGTATGCTTTGTCGGTGCGGATGGGCATGGCATGGGATTCTTGAGAAAGGGCAATGATAGACAGGTTGGCAAGATCTCAGTTATAATCAGCCGTCCTATAGCCTCGGTATTGAAGGCGATACTTCCGGCTTCCTCCGATAACATGGAAATGAGGGTCGGTGCGGATTGGTCCGATGTCATACTCAATGACTATGAGATATCGTTCCGGAATGTGGAGGGGAGATATCCTAATTGGAAAGCTGTGGTACCCAAGGCGAATAAGCTGGAACTTCTTGTTGACACCGGACAACTGATCGGGGCTATTAAAAGGACATCGGTGTTCTCCAATAAGGCCTCATGCCTTATCGTCTTGAGGATCATTCGTGATAAGTTGACCGTATTCGCCCAAGACATAGATTTCTCGACTTCCGCGGAGGAAACGTTGGAGGTCGATTTTAACGGGAATGAGTTCTCGATCGGGATTAATGGATCGTTGCTTCTTGAGATACTCTCATGTATCGATGACGGGCGTACGAGGCTTTCCTTTAGCGAGCCTAGCCGCGCTATCTTGATAACTCCGGAGAACCAATCCGGGAACGAGGAACTTACCTATTTATTAATGCCCATGACAATCCCGTAAGTTATGAAAGAGTTCAAAGATACAATCCAGAAATATTTACAGGAGAGGGCGGCGGAAGATCTTCTGTTTGCCCCGAGACTTGCCAATCCTAAAAAGAGTATAGACGAGTGTTGTCGTTATATCTTGGGAGAGGCCCGTAAGCGTGGAACCTCTGTCGTGATGAGTGATACGGAGGTTTTTGGCATGGCCGTACATTATTATGATGAAGAGAATATCGAGGTCGGAAAAGTTCCTGTCGGTAGCTCCGTTTCTTCTTCCCATAAAGTAGAACTTACGGAGGAAGAAAAGAACGCTGCCCGTCAGGCGGCCATCAAAAGGTTGACCGAAGAGCAATACCGATCGCTTAAAAAGAGGCCGGCCAAGAAGAAGGTTGATGAGAGTGTCCAACAAATGAGCCTGTTTTGATATGAAGCCGAGAACGAGATTGGAAAAGTTGGTGGCGGGATTGAGCGAAAAGCTTCCCGCCATCACAAAGGCGCAGGAGGAATGGGCTAAGGAACACGTGTTCGACCATGTAGCTTACAAATGTAAGAATGAGTTGTGGTGCTCTGAATGTGGCGAGATATGGGTTAATACGGGTAATAGTAAATTGGGTGACAAGACCGAATGCCCTTATTGCCACCATCAATTAGATGTAAAGGTCAGCAGAAAGCAGAAGAACCATGAGGAGGCGTATATGTCCATCCTGCAAGTGAGAGGCGGGTTTCAGGTAATCCGGCATATACTATGTTGGAAAAACGCCCGTAAGGGAACTTCCCCGGTGTATTATGATTTTACTGAAGTTGTTCAAGAATGGATTCGTGAAGACGGAAAGCGTACGATCATAGCCCGTCCAATAAATATGGGACGTAACGGATTTGCGTATAGTTCCCCTCTTAGTATCAAGGGTGAATATGGAAGTAACCCATATAATTATTACGGTGATTTATATGCGATATTTGGAGAGCTTTATCCAAGGAAAGAATTACTTCCGGAATTGAAAAAACGGGGACTGAATCGACTGTTCCCGGATGTAACCCCGTCTAAGTTGATACGTGACCTTTTGAAAGGAGGTAATGACGCGGAACTATGCCTCAAGACCGGGCAAATATCCATGCTGAAGCACATGTATAGAAACGGCTTTTCCCAGCTTCGTTATAAGCCATCATTCAATATCTGCAACCGTAACCATTATATTATCAAGGATGCGTCCCTTTGGGAAGACTATATGTCTTTATTGGCTTATTTCGGTAAAGACTTGCGTAATGCCCATTATGTATGTCCTAAGAACTTGAAGGTCGCGCACGATAGGCTCTTGGCAAAGAAAGATGCCCGTGAAGCTAAGTTGAGACAGGATAGGGATCGTATGGAAGCTATCCGTAGGCGTGAAAAGCTCATGAAGGATATAGCCGGCTTCTACGAGCGGATGGAAAAGTTTTTCGGGATGAAAATCACGGATGGCAACATAGTCATTTGCCCGTTGGAGAGTATTACCCAGTTTTATCAAGAAGGAAAGGCTATGCATCACTGCGTATATAAACTCGGATATTACAATCGGCCGGATCGCTTGATACTGTCAGCAAAGGACACCGGTGGCAAACGTATCGAGACGATAGAGGTGAATTTGAAGACGCTGAATATCGTCCAATCCCGATCCGTCTGCAATGGGGTAAGCAAGTATCACGACCAGATAGTAAAACTGGTAAAAAAGAATATGAACCTGATCCGTCAGAAAATGATTGCATAAATATAATATGACCTATATAGATTACATAAACCTTTTTTGGAAGACATCGCAGAACGTCAAATTTTCCTCGAACGAGGCGTACTTATACTTCTTCTTGTTAAGTGAGTGCAATATTCGGGGTTGGGAAAATCCGTTTGAATGTCCCAACAGGAGAATCATCCTATCGATCGGTATATCTGAACCTACCTTAATCGATTGCAGGAATAGATTACAGAGCAAAGGTTTATTGATGTTTGAGTCAGGAAAAAGGAATGAAAAATCTCCCGTTTATTACTTAAATGATTTAAGTAAACAGTTTAGTAAAACCTTTAGCAAAAGGTTTAGCAAAGACTTAAGTAAAAATCTTAGCAAAGACCCAAGCATATTATATAAGACTAAAGAATATAAGACTATAGACTTAGATAATATACCCCCCACACCCCCTAAGGGGGTTGACAAAGCAAAAGAAAAAGAGCTTTTGGAAAAGGAAAAGGCTTTGTGTGCTTTGGAAGAAGAGTTGAAGAAACGAGAGGCGGAACTGGATGCACAATCGGACAAACCACCATCCAAACCAAAAAAGCGTCCTAATCCGTTGAACTCGGAAGCAAGGAAACTTTTTGAGGAACACTATCAGGCTATTTTTTCGTCCAGCTATTATTGGAGCGCAAAAGATGCGGGAAATATGTCTTCTTTGCTCAAGAAATTGAAATTTCAACGGGAGAAGAAGAGTTTACCGACTGACGATCAAGGCGTATTAAACGCTTTGAAGTACTTGTTGGATTCAATCACTGACGGATGGATACTGGAAAACTTTAGTGTGACGAATATTAATTCAAAATTTAATGAAATTGTATCACAAGCAATAGCAAAGAAAAATGGACAAACAACAAGCAATACAGCTTTTGGCCAGCATAGACCCGACAACCGGCGTGCTTCCTCCGGAACTGATGCCGAGAACAAAAGACGCGAGCGTGAGCATCTTGGGAACCTTGCCGATGCCATATTACAACAGTCTGCATCCGAAAACAGTAAATGATGTGTTCGATAGTCCTTCATGTTCTATCGCCGTGATAAATAAAAAGTTCGGAGAGCAGCATTTGCGTGCATTCATGGTTAAAGTGTTGAATGATCTGTTAGACTTTTTCAATGTCGGCAAAACGATGGGAGCCGTTCAGGTTGCGTCTACGGCAGACTTGATTATTGAGGAGTTTTATTTTCTGAAGCCAGATGATTTCAAGCTATGTTTTACTCGGGCGAAGAAAGGGTATTACGGTAAGGTCTTTGACCGGATCGACGGGCAGGTCATCTTTGAGTGGTTAAATCAATATACCAATGACCGAATGACAACGGCCAGCGATACGAGTATCCAAGAGGCAGAGCGGTTTAAGGATTCACGAGGTGAGCGAACTTCTTCCTTATTAGAGGCAGCCGAACATGATTTCAAAAAGTATGATTTTGAACGTAAATACAAGGTGTAAATATTAAAAAACAAGGAACTATAATGCGAGAAAATAAAATACTGGCAGGCAATGTCGAACAGATTCTGCTGTCAAAAAAGAACTGTCACCGTGCATTAAAAGTGGTGAATATAGCGAAACCAGAACAGGGTGAATGGCTTTTTAACTGGAGAGGTAAAAAGTTGAGTGATAATTTAATGCGTTGCGACTATGTGCATACTGCAGTCCGTATTTCCGATAATGAGGCGGTTGTTATTAATGACAAAGACTTAGGTCTTTGGTCGGTTGTAGAGTGGAAATATGAGGTAAACCTTGAGGAGTTTTGGAAATGCGCTTGCGATGCTTTTTATGCTACAAGTTTCAGTCCGGAGGAACGTGGATCGTATCACATACGCATGTACGAAGAAGAGCTCAATGATGATATAAAAACAATGCCGGAAAAAGAAAGAGAGCGATATATAGCTAAGTACAAAGAATGGGTTCAAATATTGTTCAATAAGCATTCTCGTATAATGAGCGCCATGATAACAGGGCCAGCCCGTTTTCCGTCAAGACGAAATGAGAAGATGAATAATTACTATGACAATGCTGTCAATGAATTTAGAGCGTGGAGAGAAAAAGCGCTCAAGTCGATAGCTCGAAGGATAGAGGAGGCAAAACCGGAAGATCAGAAAGCGGAGGAAGAGTGGATGCGTGTAAAGAGAATGATCGATGAGCATTTTTTACCAACCAATTTATATAATAAGCTGGAAACGATTGCAAGAAACGGAAAGGTCGATTTGATGAACAAAGCGATTGAATATGTCAGATCCTTAAACGAAAGTCGAGTTAAACCAATTTTTACCAATCGCCATAAATTCTGGAAACTCGCTGAACTTGCAAATCAATCTATATCAAAACAGGCAGAAAAAGAGAACCAAAAAGATGTGGAAATACTTTTTGATGGTGGCCGGGTAATCAAAAACTATTCCGAGAACAGGGTGCAGATAGTTTTTGACACAAAGCCGCAACCGGACGTTATTTCAAATCTCAAACATAACGGTTTTCGTTGGTCACCCCGTTTTTCAGCATGGCAACGCCAATTGACGAATAATGCTTATTATGCTGTTTCTCGTGTAATTCCTATTACTATTGAACAATTGATGAAAGGAGAAAACAAATGAACATTGGTTTATTAGCTGTTGACAGAGAGAAAGCCAAACGAGAGGCGTATAAGAAGCTATGTTATAACTTCGAGTATAAGTTTGGCTCCAATATTCCCCATTGTGCGTTAAGGTCTGGGGTATGTGATGAGGATTGCGAATACATGAAAGTTTTTTCTATAAAGGTATGAATATAGATACTGAGTTTAACGTAGGAGATAGCGTATGCTATCTAAGCGGGGATTGCATTGTTCATTCAACTATAAGCAAAATAATCATTGAAATATCCTATGCTGATGATATTTTCCTTATGGTTTATAAGCTGTCAGATGGACTTAGTGTACCCAGAAACAATTATCCTAAATGGGATAAAAGACTTTTTAAAGACAAAGAGAGTTTGATAAAATATTTATCTGAATCATAACTAAGAAGAACTGAGCATAATGGATGTAAATGTAATATATAACTCGGAATGTCGATTAGGACTAAAATGTCTACCGGAAAATAGCGTAAACTGTTGTATTACATCACCTCCATATTACGGTTTGCGTGATTATGGAAATGATGAACAGATAGGGCTTGAAGCTACACCGGAAGAATATATTGGGAAGTTGGTTGAAGTGTTCCGGGAAGTTCGGCGGGTGTTAACGAATGATGGTACTCTGTGGGTGAATATTGGTGATAGCTATGCCGGTTCCATGAAAGGTGCTGCACAGTTTCCGGACAATGCAATGAATTATAAGCAAGGTACGAACCGGGGGGCACTTGGTAAGGCAACGTTGGTAAAACAATGCACAAACTGCAAACCTAAAGATTTGATAGGTATTCCTTGGATGCTGGCCTTTGCTCTTAGGGCTGATGGTTGGTATTTGCGTCAAGATATTATTTGGAGCAAACCTAATCCGATGCCGGAGAGTGTTAGGGACCGTTGTACTAAATCTCACGAATATATCTTCCTATTGAGTAAATCCCGGTTGTACTACTTTGATGCAGATGCGATAAAAGTTCCGGCAAGAGAGTCTACAATGCGTAGAATAAGGCAAGATGTCGATAACCAGGTAGGATCCTCTCGTACTCTGAAAGCTAACGGAAATATGAAAGCCGTTATTGGTGGCCGCAAAAGAAATTTTTCTGATATGACGGAAGATGACCCCATGTATCGAGCCAGTACGAATCGTGAGTATGAATATACGGACAAAGCAAATAAACGTTCTGTCTGGGTAGTGAGTACATCGGCCTTCCATGGTGCTCATTTTGCAGTGTTTCCCCCAGCTCTCATTGTTGACTGTATAAAAGCAGGATGCCCGGAAGATGGCGTTGTTCTTGACCCTTTTATGGGTTCCGGTACAACGGCAATCGTTTCCCGGAAATTGAACCGCAATTATATAGGATTTGAGATAAACAAAGACTATGTGCGGTTGGCTGAAAATAGAATGAAAAAAGAGTTAGGAATATTTCAATAATAAAAATAGCTGAGATATGGAAATGCGTAAAGTTGTGTTGGTGTCATGATGAAAATACGGTATCACAGGAGATATACATCTCGTATAGAGAGATTTTGATAATTGATTAAAAATTAAAAAGAAATGAATATACTTGATTTACCATTAAAGGCTATATGGTATGATATGATAGAATCCGGTGAGAAAAAAGAGGAGTATCGAGAACATAATAGCTATTGGGCTAAAAGATTTTATGTTTGCTATGATAAAAACACGGATTGCAGAATCTATATTCCCGAAAAGTGTAAATATTGTTGTAAGCCTTCCTTTAAGCTTTATGATGCTGTTCGTTTTCGTTACGGATATACAAAACGAACTATGTTATTCAAATTGAATAGCATTTCTATTGGCAAAGGTCGTTCGGAATGGGGTGCGCCAGATTATAAAGTTTTTATTTTGAAATTAGGCAATCGGATTAACTAATAACTAAAAAGAAAGGAGCTATCTAAAAACAACAGATAGCTCCACAAAAGATTATTTGTTATGTCCTGGGGCGTGTCGCTTAGCGGATTTTTCACCTGTGATCTTTTTAGCTTGTCCTGGTGGAATAGTCTTAACCTTGTTTGGTTTGGATTTCACATGAATATGTGTTGCACAAGATGAGAAACTAAGTCCCATAGCAATAATGAAAATTGTAAGTAAATATTTTGCTTTCATAAGAAATGATTTAATATTAATAGAATACAAATATATAATAATTGAAGGGGTAAATAGCTCAAATCTCGTAAAAAAGTCCTTGGTGATCTTGAGGACTTTCTTCATGCCCTTTATATCTTATATGAAACTAAGATATGAAAACGCAAAAATGTATAGCCTGTGGCCGAGAAACGGTTTCTGTGATCAAAACAGAAGAAGGCCATATCTGTTATAACTGCTATTCTGATAAAAAGATCCCTCCTAAATCAAAACAGCATCATGACAACGAAGAAGCTCGGATTCAGTCGGAGTTTTTCAATAAGGTTCCTTTATTCTTCCCGAACCTACCGGATCGGCTCCTTTTTGCAGTCCCGAACGGTGGTAGCCGGCATAAAATAGAAGCGGCTAATATGAAGCGCCAAGGCGTTAAACGAGGTGTAGCTGATGTGATCCTTCAGATACCGAAAAAGGGGTATGCTTCCCTTTGTTTGGAGTTCAAGACATCGACGGGAAAACAATCTCCCGATCAAAAAGAATACCAACGCCAAGTTGAAATGGCAGGTAGTAAGTATGTGATTGTTCGGAGCGTGGAACAGGCTATCCGGGAACTGCAACTGTATTTGTGTTAATTGATTATCCCTGTTATATTTTAGAATAAAAGTTATGGCAGAATTGAAGTATGACCCTCGGAATTATCGCATCCACACAGATAAGAACAAGAGATTGATTCGTAAAAGTTTGGAGGATTGTGGAGCGGGGCGTTCTATCCTTTTCGATAAGGATGATTGCATCATTGCAGGGAACGGAGTGTACGAGCAAGCGCTGGAATTAGGCTTACCGGTTCGAATTGTAGAGTCTGATGGTACGGAATTGATTGCTATCAAGCGTACAGATCTCTCAACTGAGGATTCTCGGCGTAAGGCGCTTGCCCTAGCTGACAATTATACCTCTGATACGTCTGTATTTGACTTTGACGCGATCGTTGAAGATTTCAGTGCAGACGAGTTGGATGCTTGGGAATTTAAAATCGATGATCTGAATATTGATGATATCTCCATCGACGATGTGAAGCCGGACAAGGGGCGTGTCGGCAGCTTGAAAGAACGTTTCATTATTCCTCCTTTCTCAGTACTTGACTCTAAACTTGGAAACTGGCAAGACCGGAAACGTGCCTGGCTTGATCTTGGTATAAAGAGTGATGATGGCCGGGAGAAGGAGATTACATTTAGCCGATCAGCGCAACCACCCCGAGTATACGAAGCCCGTAACGTAATTCGTGAAAAAACAGGTGCCGATCCGTCGTGGGACGAATTGCAGAAGTATTGCCGGGATCATGGTATCCCGTTTATGGATGGAACCTCGATCTTTGACCCGGTACTGTGCGAGCTGGCCTACCGGTGGTTTAATATTCCCAATGGTTGTATCCTGGACCCATTTGCTGGTGGCTCCGTTCGTGGTATTGTTGCATCTATGTTGGATATGACTTATTTTGGTGTTGATCTAAGGCCGGAACAGGTCGAAGCCAACTGTAAAAACGCAGTTGAAGTATTAGGGGAGGAGTTCGGCGGGAAAGGCGGTCATAAATTTGCTCCTCTGTGGCTTTGTGGAGATAGTGTAGAGATAGATGCCCTGGCAGAAGGTTATGAGGCAGACTTGGTTTTTAGTTGTCCTCCGTATGCGGACCTAGAAGTGTATAGTGACGATCCGGCAGACCTATCGACGATGGATTATCCTGAATTCCTGCAAGCGTATAAAGAAATCATCTGGAAGAGTTGTTCACTGTTGAAGCCTAATCGATTCGCCGTGTTTGTAGTAGGAGAGGTTCGCGATAAGAGTGGTGTGTATCGGAGTTTTGTTCCTGATACGATCGCTGCGTTCCAGGAAGCAGGCTTGCATTATTATAATGAGATGATACTGGTTAACAACATAGGTAGTCTGGCTATGAGAGCCGGAAAGCAGTTTAGTAATAGCCGAAAGATTGGTAAGCAGCATCAAAATGTGCTTGTATTCTATAAAGGGGATCTGAGTAAGATTAAGGAAAATTTTCCCGAACTTGATTTCTCGAATGATGATTTGTTTAAGGAAGATTGATAAATTTGGCGAATAACTAGAGAAAAGGATATTCGCCATGAAAATAAAATTATGTATGATTTATCGTGAGGTTTTAGCGAAGAGATTAGAACGTAAACGCTTGCAACTTGCGGAGTTGGAGAGACAGATAAATAGTGAAGGTGTTTCTTCATCGGTGGATAAGCGTAAATATATTGAGTTGAAAGCTATCGTGAATGAATTGGAGAATTGCCTTGATATGGCGGATTCTATGTTTAAATTTAGTAAGGAAGAAAAAGGAGAGTAGTATTTAATGGCAAAGTATAGTCAAAAATTGGTGGATCGAATTTGTTCTCTTATTCGGGAGGATAGCTATACTATTGCCGAGATTTGTGATTTGGTCGGTATAAACAAGGATACTTACTATACTTGGATGAAAACAAAATCCGACTTTTCCGACTCTATAAAAAAAGCGGAAGACGCACGGATGCAATTCTTTGTTGCCGAGGCCCAGAAGTCTTTATTAAAGAAGATTCAAGGTTATGAGGTGGAAGAGTCGAAGATCACGTATGTCGATAGTGGTAAACCTGTGGTTGATGAGAATGGAAAAGAGAAACAGAAACCTAAGATCAAAGAGAAAACTATAGTCAAGAAGCATATCCAGCCGGATACCGCTGCTATTATTTTCACCTTGACAAATGGTAATCCAGATCGTTGGAAAAACAGGCAGGATTCTAACATTAGTGGGCTTACTCCCGTAAGTAAGTTTGAGGGGATGACCGATGAGCAATTAGAGGATTTTATCTATGGAGAAAAACAGAAGAGAGATATTGTTGTTGATGGCAGAGGCGGCGGATGTGCTGAGACGCCGGAAAGCGAAAAATGATTTTTGGTCATATTGTTTATATTATGACCCGAAATTCTTTTCCAGACGCTTATTTTTGAAACATGTGGCGGACGCTTTTACTCGTGTGTATGATTCTTATCAAGATGGTGTTATTCGCAGGTTGGCCGTTTCCATGCCGCCACGTGCCGGTAAGTCCTATATATCCTCGTTGTTCATCGCTTGGATGCTCGGTCACTTCCCGGAAGAGTCGGTCATGCGCAACTGCTGTTCCGATACGCTGTATAACAAGCTGTCTTACGACACGCGCGACATCGTCCGTTCTTCCCGGTTTAAGGAAATCTTCCCAGATATACAATTGCGTGGTGATAAACAGAACGTGCATGGCTGGAGCTTGGAAGCTGCCCGGCAGGTGAGTTACTTCGGGGCTGGTGTAGGCGGTACGGTGATCGGCTTCGGTGCTTCTATGTTGGCTATGACCGACGACTTGTATAAGAGTTTGGAGGATGCACTATCTGACACCAATAACGAAAAGGTCTGGTCGTGGAAGCAGGGAACGCATGATTCCCGTATCGAAGGGAATTGTTGCTCAATCGACATCGGTACCCGCTGGTCGGCTACGGACGTTCTCGGCCGTATGGAGGAAATGGGGAAATATGACGAAATTATCCGTATCGCCGCATTGGATGAGAACGATTGTTCTTTCTGCGAGGATGTACATACGACAGAGTATTACCATGAACTACGGGAGGAAACGGATGATTCCATTTGGTGTGCCGAGTATATGCAAGATCCAATCGAGGCAATCGGGTTGTTGTTCCCGAAATCGGAGCTTAACCGATTTAAATTGGCTGATATTGAGGGCAAGCAACCGGACGGTGTTATTGGAGCTACCGATGTGGCCGATGAGGGAGACGATGATTTCTGTGCGCCTATTGCCAAAGTATTCGGTACGAAGTATTTCATTACCGATGTTTTGTTTACGAAGGATAATGTAGAGATTACCGAACCGAAGCTGGTTTCCTTGATCCTTGATACCCGTTGCGACAATATGCGTATCGAGAGTAACAACGGTGGTCGTTTGTTCGCCCTCAATGTCCGTAAGGCTGTAAAGGCAAAGAATGAAAAATGTATCATTCAGGCGAAACCGACAACAGCCAATAAGGATACACGTATCTTGTTGAAGTCTGGTTGGATCAAGAAGCATTGTTATTTCTTGGAAGAAAGCGAGTATAAGAAAGGTTCGGACTACGACCGTTTTATGAAAGCGCTTACCGGTTACAAGAAAGAGGGAGGCAATAAGCATGACGACGCACCTGACGGAATGACGATCCTTGCCGAGAATGTAGAGTTTATTGGGTTGTGCAAGGCTAACTCTGTACGTCGGGTAGCAAGAGGACGATAATTGGCAAAATGAAAGTGTTTTTCTGATATTTGTGACACGTGTTAGATAAAATCCCGATATTTTTCTGCCACATACTTGCGTTTTGATATGTGTTCTTGGTTTTTACATTTCAAAGTGAACTTGTCTAGACTGGTCGTATTGACAGCGAAAAACTATTTGCTTTTATATTTTAGCATAAAACAATTATGCCAAGTATAAGCGAAATTCTTGCGAATGAAGATTTTGGGCAGGTAGTCAGTACGTTATGTGTCGATACGATTGAATACCGGGAACCAAGAGAATATTACAGAGAATACCACGGTGAGCGCCGGCGACGTAAAACTTCTGTTGGCTGGCGTGAGCCTAAGCGTTTAGAAGTCTATTCGGATACTTTGGTGGATAAAAATGGTGAACCAGTACGCCTTCCTGATAAGATCGTAGATGTGGCCCGTATCGTAACCAACTTTCCGAAGAAGGAGGTGCGTACCTCTGTCGCTTTCCTGTTCGGCGGGCAAATGACGATTACCGGAGCTGATCAAAACGATGGCTTTCAAGAGTTCAAGCGTGTATGGGAACGCCGGTTGAAGATGCAATCCGTCTTGAAGTCATTCGCTCGCAAGGTGCTTTCTGAAAGTAAGGCTGCTCTTGTGTTCTATCCGTATACCTCCAAAGGATTAGACGGCAAATTGATTACGGAGTTAAAAGTAAAAACACTTTCTGTTCCCCGTAATGAAAATACTTTCTCTGAATTTTATCCCCATTTCGACGATAACGATGATATGGATGCCTTTATCCATCGTTACCAAGTGAACTCTAATGGTATGATCCGGAACAGCTGCACGATTTGGATGGCGGATAAGATTATTACGGCTATCGATGAAATGGGTGGCTGGGTGATAAAAGAGGTTCCCAATCTATTTGGGAAAATTCCGGTTGTGTATGCCGATGTATTCCAACCTGAATGGGATGAAGTAGCGTTTCTGATGGATGCTCGTGAAATGCGTATTTCTCGCATGGTGGATACAAATGATTACTATGGTGATCCGATGTTGAAGACATTCGATGTGGCTGACCTGCCGACTAAAGACACTGTCGGCAAAGAATTGTCTTTTACGTCTAAAGTACATCCGGAAACGCAACAATTGTATCATGGCGATGCGGAATACCTTACTTGGAACGGCTCTCAACCATCTGTGGATAAAGAGTTGGAAGAAACCAAATGCGAGCTGTTTTCCGGTACATCCACGCCAGACCTTTCCTTTGACAATTTGAAAGGCATTGGCAACCTGTCCGGTGTCGCTCGTAAATTCATGCTGATGGATGCGACCATCAAGGCGAGTGAGAACATGGAAACATTCGGTCCGGTCGTACAACGTTGTGTGTCGGTCGTGTTGGCCGGGATATGCAATATTACCAACATCAAGTATCGTCCCCAGCTGGTAAACAACCTGATCGATGTGGAATTTGGTTCCATTTTGCCGGAAGATTTGGCTGAAACCTTGCAAACACTCTCTGTTGCCAATGGAGGCAAACCGATTAACGCTCAGCGCACGGTTACGGCTCATTCTCCGCTAACAGAAGACTTGGACGAAGAAATGAAGCTGATGGAGGAAGAGGAAAATACAGCAGCGCAACGCAATAATATGATCGGCTTAACAATGGGATATGGAGAATGAAAGAACTATCATTTCATGAGCGACAATTCCTGCAATGTCTGTTCCGGCAACAAGGTAGCATAAAGTATTCGTTTGACGAGTTTGTCCGTAGGGTAGGACCTCTTCTGGCTAAATGGTCGGATCATGGTGGCGACCGGGTGTGGATAGGTAATGCTACCATAGAGAAGCAAATCGAACGGCTGTTGGATGATTTGCATAGTCAGTTAGTCAGCAATATATCCAATACGGCGACCGATGTATGGAATTGGGGGAATAAGAAAGCTGATGAGCTTGTAACAGCTTATATCAAGGATATGGCTATATCCACTACGCTAAGGGAAAAGTTGTTTTCCCGAAGTGCAGATGCGCTGAATACCCTGTTGAAACGTAAGGATGAATTTGGTAAAACCATATCCTCCCGTGTCTGGGATATAACGGACGGAGCTATGGATAATCTGGAACATTATCTTTCTTCGGGTTTGTCCTCTGGTCGTCCGGCAGCGTTGATCAGCCAAGATATACGGCAATTACTAAACGAACCCAACCGTCGTTTCCGCCGTGTAAGGGACGCGAATGGCAAATTGGTCCCATCCCAGCCGATGAAAGATTATCATCCGGGGCAGGGTGTTTATCGCTCGTCTTATAAAAATGCTCTTCGCTTGGCTGCGACGGAAACAAATAAAGCGTTTCGTACTGCCGACTACGAGCGTTGGCAGAATATGGACTTCGTGACCGGTATAGAGGTGGAACGTTCACCATCGAATCATGGCCTGTGTCCTGTGTGTGATGCAAAGGCTGGCCAATATCCGAAGGATTTCAAGTTTACAGGATGGCATCCGTTTTGTATTTGCATATCTACGCCGATTATGATGGATCATGAGGAGTTCGCGGAATGGTTGCTTAGTGATAGAAAAGTAGAAAGAGATAGTATTTCAATTCAATATTCAAAAGATAGGGCAAAAGAACTGCAAAATTGGGCTAAACAGTCTTTGTTAAATAGCTCATTCTCTCATAAAGATTTTCCGATACAAGTTAAAATGACAGGAAAGTCTATTAAAGAGTTCTTGAATCAGCCTCATAAGTTCAAGAAAGAGAAAAACGAATTGATTAAAAATATAGGAGCGGTATTCGCCGGTTCGGATTACAAGGGGTATACCGAATACCACAAGGATAATCCTATGATCAAATATTCTCATGTCTTTGAAATTGACTTGAAAGGTGAGAAAAGTTGGATTATTGTAAGAGAAGATATAACAGGAAAAGCGGTCCTTTATAGTATATCGGATAGTGATAAGGTTTTGACTGGCATAAAAAAGAAGTAGCCCGATAGACCATCACACGTGGAACTACAATCCACGGCTGAATCTATCAGACTACTCTTTTTGCAAAAATATAAATAATCTCCTAATTGTCTAACGATTTAGGAATTTTAATCGTCAAAGTCAAGAATAAGCTGTTTCCCGTTAGCCTTCCATTGCTCAAATGAGTAGTCCACGGTCATATTCATTTGTTTTGTGGCTTTGGCTAGCTTATTTTTGGCTTCATGGAATTCTTTCTTCAAGATCTGGATACGTGCCCAATCCTCAGCCTGTCGTTTCTGCTTCTGGTTGACGAAGCAGGCGTAAGAGGAGAAATGATCATATAATACATCGTAGCACTGCATTTTGTATTTAATGACCAAAGGTCTTACTTCTTCATCAACACGATTTGTGTCGATTGAAAATAACCAACCAAAGACATATCGAAGGGGAATACAATACATTTCACGTTCTTTTCCATCTGCTGCAACCGAGGTCATGATGACCCCGGTTGAATTTAATATTTCATCACGATCAATTCTATTACGTTGAGCTTTGGCATCTATGCCAAGAGCATCACAAATAGGTTTGATAGGAACTAGTTGTCTTGGATCATTACTTGCCATGATAGCCACATTGTTTACTTTCGCAATTTCTTTTGCGTTAAATGATGAATTTTTCATATTTCCGAAAAAAAGCGAGGGCAAAGGGGATTCTGTAGTAAAGTGGCAGTTTACAGAATACACCCGATGCCCTCTAAATTTCCTACTGACGTAACTGCCACGTAACGTCTTTCTGAGATAATATATAAATCAGAAAAACTTTTTCCTGTGGCAGTTGATGACACCTTCTATACTTTCGCTCTTTGCATTTGTAATTTTGCACTTAGCTTCTCAGCTTCCTTTTGCATATTTTCGGAAGCGTGCTTGATGTAGTATAGCATTCCTTCGGTTCTTCCTATCTCTCGACCGGAATTGAAAGCGGCTTGCAGTTCTGGAGTGGAGTACTTGCCCATTTCGGAGGGTTGGGCCGTTGGTTGTTGGGTACTATTATTTCCCGACAAATCAATGTTTGAGTGTTTGAGCATAAAATGAAACATTGTTTTGTTTAGCGGAAAATAAGAACGGTTCCGCCTTTCCCGTTGCTCTACACCACTCAGGCAGTTATAGCCATTAAGCTATATCACGGGGGTACGAAACCGTATATCCTTTATATTAAGAATATCTCAAGATAAAGCATAATTATACCGAAAAGAAATATATTCGGCGGGTTTTGTCCGCCTGAGTGTTATAGAGCACTACAAAGATGAGCACTAATTCTGAATCCCACAAGAAAAAATAGAAATACCTTTGCGTTTTCATCTTGTTGTGCTATTTTTGCGTTATGTGGAAAGAGAAATTAGGAAACTATTTGATTGATGTCTCGAAATATATCTTTACAGGTGTAGTGGTAGCGTCTTTATTCAAGGATATGGAAGATAATAAGTGGCTGATTTATGGCCTAGGCTTTACGTCTTCTATTTTAGCCTTAATAGCAGGATTGGTATTAACGAATAAGAAAAAGGAGGATAAGTAATGGGAGCTATAATTGGATTCGCCGTGATAGGCATACCTTGTGCCGCATTTTTGATCTATTGCCTTACGCCTTCTGGCAAACAATGGCTTAGATCCAATCACATGATTTGACAAGATAGATTCTTATAGGAATAATTTAGAGATGAAAGCCTGCCGGTTGTCCGGTGGGCTTTTTTTATACCCGGAATATTCTTTCTCTCCCTTATATTTTAAACAGAAAACTCTTATGACAATTTTAGATTTAATCAAGGCGGCATGTAAGACAAAAGGCGTGCCGGAGAAGTATGCGGAACGTATTCAAAAGACGTTCAAGATTGAGAAAGCCGAGGGGATGGAGGCTTTCGTGGACCTGTTCAAGGATAATATTCTTCCGGCAATCCAAGAAGCGGAGAATGAAGCTAAGACTACGGCTGAAACGGCCGCTGTCGCCGCTTATGAAGCCAAGCATGGGTTGAAGGATGGTAAACCGGTGGAAGATCCGGATAAGAACAAGAAAACGGAAGAAGAACTGTTGAAGGATCTTAGCCCGGAACTGAAAGCTTATCTGGAAAGTATGAGGAAGAGCGTCGATGATATGGCTAAGAAGGTGGGCGATTCCATTACCAACTCGGCAAACGAGGCTAAGAAAGAAACAGTCCGTAAGCAGTTGAAAGATGCTGGTCTTCCGGATAACTGGCTGGGACGTGTGGACTTGGCTTCGGAAACCTCTATCGAGGATCAAATCAAGGCGCTTTCCGAAGAGTTTACCGGAATCCAGCAAAAGGCGATCGATGATGCCGTGGCCCGTGGTGATTACGCTCCCGGTTCCGTGAATCTTCCGGAGCGTTCCGAGGCGGATTGGGCGAAGCTGATGGATCAGGATGCCGACAAGAGCGCAAATAATCCCGGTGTGGTGAACCTGGGTATTGAATAATCCAAGAAAAGTGTAACGTTATGTACAGAAAAAGAGAAAGAGAATTCCAGTATCCTCCCGGAATTGAAAAGATTATTGAGGATGTGATCGGCGGTGGGACGATTGACCGCCGGGATTTGCGGAACGCTTTGTTCAATGGCAAGTCGTTGGACGAGCTTCCTCCGATCGTGATCGTGGTGAAAGATCCGGAAACGGGGCTGTATCATGTATTGAAGACGGCGATGGCTTCCGATGCTGGCAATGAAACTACTTATAAGGTGTCCAAGAATCATCTGTTTGGTGTGGGTGACTTCGTGACGATTGGTGGAGCTTTGACAGGCGCATCCGATAAGATCACGGCTATTGATAAGAGTCATGCGGAGTTTGATACGATCACGTTGGAAGCGACTATCGGTGCTGCCGCAAAAGGTCAGGTATTGGTTCAGGCTAAAGACAAACAGGCAGCGAAAGCCGCCAAGTTGCCTTATGATGGCGAATTGGTTGTCACGATGAATAAAGTCGACTTGACTGTAGCCAACCAGCAGTCCGGGTTATTGGTAAGAGGTACGGTAAACGAATCCTGTATGCCGTTCCCGGTAGATAAGGACTTGAAGGCATTAATGTCGTTTATCCGTTTTGTGTAATCCATTAAAATCAGATATATGGAAAGAAGTTTAATTAAGCAAGTGAATAAAAAGAACATGGCGGCCCGTTTGAATACCCGTCATGTGAAACCGGTTGTCTTCCCGAACTTCTTCGGGGTGAAAAGAAAGACCTCGTTGAAGTGGGAGACTCTGACCGGTGAGAAAGGCGCTCCGGTAATGGCAGACGTGATCTCTTTCGACGCTTCCGCACCGCAGAAGACCCGTGAGGTGATCAGCAAGCTGTCCGGCGATATCCCGAAGACAGCCGTCAAGCGTGGCATGAACGAGAGCGATTACAACGAGTATAAGCAATTGGAACGTGACGCGCAAGGTGATGCGGACCAGTTGGCATTGTTGAATCTGGCTTTCAAGGATCAGGATTTCGTGTATAACTCCGTTCGTGCCCGTTTCGAATGGTGGTGTATGCAGCTCATGAGCCGTGCGGGTTTCCATTTGTCGGCAAAGAACAATGGCGGTGTCGTTACGGCTGAGTTTGTCGGTTGCGGTATGCCGAAGAAGAACCAGCGTAAATCTACTACGGACTGGAGTAGCGCTACAACGGCCAATGGATTGCAGGATATTGAGGATACGGTT